TAACACTCATGGTACTCGTCTGGGCCCTGCCAATCCCCAGCGAGATCGCTTACCCCCCCCAGTACCCACGCCTTTACAAACTCACCCCAAATGGCCTGACAGAAGTGGTTCACGAGATATTCCTGCATGGGTTGCCACGTCTTACGGTCTTCCAAGTGATTTTGCCGAGCTGAACTATAATTGGTCTTACTCATATCACGGCTAATGGCCTCATAGCTGAGGCCCAGACCTGCACCAGTCAACCTGGTCTCGATCTCGATGAAATCCCTGACTGTTGTGGCCCCACGCGCTGGGGAAGCAGTAGCAATATCCTCACCCGGCTGTAAATACTCGATCATACCAGGTGCAATGTGCTCGACACGTTTTCCATCCTTAACCTCGATGTTCCGTCCCATCACCCCCGGGTTGTTCTTCTTCACGAAAAGGGCAAAGGATGCAGCAATCTTCGCGGCAACGAGTTCTGCATCCAAATACTCTCCGGTCTCTTTCATCCGCGGGATGACTCTCGCCAGCTCTGACACTCCCCGAATCTGGTTGAAACGAGTTTTTTTGAAAAGGTGAATGACTTGGTCCGCAGGAATACGTTGCGACTCTAGACTAAGAAATCCATCTGGTGTGCACCGTTGGAACCAAGAGGCTAGCGGCCGGAAAAACTCATCCGCCTCTACGCCAGATACAACAGGATTTTTGCTGTTTGGAGCTTGCAGCAACGTGCTGTCAAGCATGTCAGATTCGACACCCTGAAGGCGAAAAGGAATTATGCTGGATTTGTCGGTCACCTTTTTGCAGAAGACCTCACCATCAACAATGCGCCGTCTGAGCATGATTTCTTGAAGCTCATAGAACGTAGATAACCTGGTAATATCACAGTTTTCGGCTCGAACCCAGATTTCCCAAAGTTCTTCGAGGCGATCGTTGACCTCTTCATTGAAACTGTTATCGCTATTTCGTACCTTGGCCTGGGGTTTGATTCCAGTGCCAACCACATTACGAGTTATGGCACTAATAGCCGCTTCAGCCATATCTGAATTGCGCTCCAGGTCCCTAGCTCTGGCCTTGAGAAGATCCCTGTGAGGTCCATCTGTTCGCTCGGGGCTAGCATTGGCTGGGACCCAAGGATGCAGCCTGTCCACTTTAGCAGCATTATAGTTTCTAAGTTGTTCTAACCCTTGACGAAACATGGCTCGTTCCCATGCGGCTTTAGGGCTAAAGAAGCTCACTGCTTTATCGATGATGTTCATTTCATGTATCCCACCCCGCATAGGTCCTAGAACCGTATTGTTGCTCAACCATCTGCTGCTTCAGATCTCGCTCCCTTTGATACAGTACGGCAAGGTCTGCCCGACGAAGGGAACGACCCCCAATCCGATACTCTTGAGCACCAGATTCTATTGCAGCTATAGCTGCCTGTACTCTCTCCAACTGCTCTTCCAGCTTCTCAGCCATATACATCACCTCCCGAACCAGTTATCTCGCTGAGGAATCCAAGAAGTATTAGGACTGTCTTCGACTTGGACTCCCTGCTCATCTGGTTCTTGTTGGTTCTTGTCTTTGTACAAGTATCGGACGCCCATTACCTCAGCAGCGCAAGCAGAATACACGGCACAGTCAAGTAAGTGGTTTGCGGCATGGCTGGCAATGGGTTTCCATTCTTCCGTTACTTGACCATTCTTTTTTACCAGAGTGACCTTTTGCTCGCTAACAATATGATCTGCATACTCTTCCGGACAGTTCTTGAAGACCATCCAGACACCAGGGTCATCGCTGGGCTTTCTGATGCGCCCATCAATGAAGTCTTTGTAATAGTGGGTGTCTACAATCCATAGTTTCAGGCCTTCATACCCAAGTTTTTCGACGTTCGACACAGAAAAAGGAGCCGTCATACGCCTAGACGCTCCTTTGGCAGGCTTAGCTACATCAGGATGGTAAGCACAAAACTCATAAACTTCATCGGTGCGATACCCTGAGTCGATTAAAGCTAATTGGACTAAATATTCCTTGTTATCCGAATCCCTGTATCTACGATCGACTAAAATCTCCTGTAGCTCATCCCATGTTTCACATCTGCCATAGTCTACAAGCCAGCTCGTAATCTTCTCGCCCCACGCTCGAATCTCATACCACATGTGATCCAGCTGGACGTCAACCCCCGCTGTAAGGAGCAGACAGTCTTGAGGAACGACGCCACGGTCATAACTAGACTGATTAGCCAGGACGGTAGAGCTCTCCCGAATAACAGATTTGTTACGCCAAGGCTCGCCCAACCACGAGTTGACAAAGTTACGCAGTCTCTCTGGAAACGCTTTACTGCGCATGAACTCCGCACCCACATCTCCAAAGGATAGCCAAGGGGAGTAAATGCTATTTAGCTGGTACCCCACCTTACGGATGCGATGGTCAGGAAGCTCTGCATCAGACCATTTTCCCTTGTCGTAGTTGACGGGCTTCCATTCTCCATAGCGAAGCATTTCAGGCTTGTGCTTATCTTCAATGGAGAATCCACAAGCCTCGCAAACATAAAAAGCGGTGTCTTGGATAACTTGCGGGTCACGCACTCCTTCTGGCCACTTGATTTGGCTCAGTTTCAGTGTCTGCATATGGCCACAATGTGGACAAGGCACGTAGTATTGCTTAATTACATCGCTGTTGACCAAAAGCTGCCAAATGGGTCCCAACTCAAACGTAGGAGTACTGGCAGCTATATGTTTGCGGTTATAAAAGGTCTTGGTTCTCTCTTTGGCCAGGGATATAGGATCGGCTTCTTTACCGCTGTTGTCTGGAAACTTGTCGACCTCGTCAAAAAACACGTATCGTACTGGCCTTGATGCCAGTGAAGCTGGAGAATTGGCTCCTGATAGTGCCAAGTACATGCCAGGAAACTGAAGTTCCAGGCGATCACTGGCACGTTTATCATACTTCTCGGCCAATTCTGGCACTTGTAGGATCATGGGCTCGATCCGGTTTTCGCTAGAGAACTCGGCCAGAGTCAGAGTTGGATAAACGATCAGTGCTGGGTTAGGGTCCTGGTCTATACAGTACCCCACTATGTTATTAATGACCTCAGTCTTACCTACCTGTGTACCAGTGCACAGTGTGATGTCCTCGATTTCTGGATTGTTGAACTGGTCCATGATCTCCCGTAAGTACGGAGTTCGATCTGTCCGCCATTTGCCGGGAAATGCCGAAGACTTGGAGTCCATTATCCGTCGATCGTCAGCCCACTCACTGACGGTTAATCGTTCTGGAGGCTGCCAAGCGGATCTTTCCCTGTTACTCCACTCAACGCTTAGGCGCTTTGGGCTTTTTGGTTGCTCTGGGCGTATAGACGCCGTCTCTTGCGTATTGTTCAAGGAGTTCGTAGACTTCATCGTTTATCACCCGTTCCACCTCCAGCCTGACCTCGACATCCGCTATTTGTCCGGCTATTTTTCGACCCAAAGCCAAAAGACCCGCCTTTAGTTCGATAACTCGATTGGCCCACTGGGTTTCAATCTCTTCGCGCGGCATATACTGCCCTTCTAGGATCTCATTTTGACGAATGGCCGCTTCAGCTCTAGCCTCTTTGTAGTCAGCTTCCGCTTTCAGCTTACGAGCTAACACCGACATGGCTTCCTTCGTATCCTCATCGGTAGCTTCTCCCCGCCATGCAAGGATTTCTTTGGGATCCCACCATCCACGGGAGTGTTTTGGACAGCCTTCTTTAGCCCACTGGGCCAAAGTTTTCACCGTCACGCCGAAGAAATCGGCGGTCTTCCCCGAGTTTAAGAGTGCCCTCTCCCCTTCGATTTTCAACCATCTAGGCAACTCACTCTTGGCCACGTCTCTCACCTGCACTTTTGTTACCTGTTACCCGATTTTTCCAATTTTTACACAGAAAAAGCCCGCGACTGCGCCGACCCCCGTGCTTTTAGGCCCAGGAAGGACCCAAAGGCCTCATGGTTAGGGCAGAGAGGAAAGAATACTCAAAGCCCTGATAATCCAAGATGCTAAGGCAAAGGAGAGTAGGGTGCCAACGACACGAGCGCCAGGAGGTTGTTTTGTAGAGCCAGCAAAGGATAGGGCGCTTAGTATGCAAAAGATCGCAGCTAACCAGCCCATAATAGTAAACACGATGCGACCTCCTCTGAAACTGAGTAAAGAAAAAACACCCCGAGGGGTGCTCCGAAATTCACTTCAATACTAAGATTCCGTACTAGGACATACTACATCTTACTGTTTCATACGATAACGTACTATAAAACACAACTGGTTGGACGTCTGCGGCCACTACCTACCACATCTTGTGGTTTTGAAGTTGACTTCTTTCTCCAAGGATGGTATGATAGCGCGGAAACAGGCATGGGAACGCGATTACATCCATTCCATTTGGAAAGGAGGTGTTCCGATGTGCATAGAAACAGTTGAAAGACGTATGGCAGAATCGGCCGAGATTCTGCCTGACAAGAGCGGGCTGTACCATGGAAGTCCTCGCCCGATTATGGAGGACATTGGCGTAAGCAGTGGACCGGCTTACCACAAACTCAAAGAACGTGGCATCGTTCCAATTCGTAGTGGTAAGAATGGTCTTTGGGTCATTCCCCCAGACATCATGCAGCGTCACGTAAGTTAGTCCTATAAGCTCCCTGCCTGTTTCCTTGTCAAGGATTTCTCCCGCGCAGTATATTTAAAGCATATCATACTCAACTAATGAGTCAAGTTAAATCCTGACAGAAATTCACGAAAAGGAGATGACACTATGCCAGGAAAGAATCAGCATGTACTGCCAAATGGCGATGGACGATGGAAAGTGATCGGTGCCGGAAACTCTAAGGCCACGAAGATATTTGACACTCAAGCTGAAGCTATAGAAAGAGCCCGACAAATAGCCAAGAACCAGCAATCAGAACTAGTAGTTCATAACCAAAAGGGCCAGATTCGTCAGAAAGACAGTTACGGCAACGATCCATATCCACCACGGGGATAATCACAACATAGAGCCAAGCAGTAATTTGCCTGGCTCTTTTTAGTCACACTTCTCATGATACTAATATAACACATCTCGATCCGGAATTTCCGGACACTTTCAATGACAGGCGATATTTCCCAAGAAACGGTTGATCCTCTTGCGTGGTGCACTCTCATCAGCATAGTTGAGATTTGCAGCTATGTCATCCCATGATAGCCCCTCAATGTATCGCAACTGCAAGATCGTTTGTATCTCCCGATCGTCAATCTTGGATATGAATTCTAAGGCCTCATCCTTGGCATCGAGTAACTCTCCCAACTTCTTTTCTAGCCTTTGCTTGTATCTAGCAACTCGATGACTATCCTCGTAGGCAACACCTTTAATAATCAGGCTGTATTGCGTGTAGGGAAAGCTACGGGACGATGCATCTACCCGGTCGTGTACAACCTGCGATCGAACTTCGGTCAGCTGCCTCTTGAGTAAATCAATCTGTTTCTCAAGACT